ATTTCATCAGACATTGGACCAAGAACTGCGTCCAATTCTTCTACGATATCAGCAACATTTTTCATATTGCCCTCTGTATCAAACATATTCAAACCAAGTTTTGCAAATTCATCAGCATTCTTTGCAGTTGCTCTTGGTATATCTCTTAATACTTGGTTTAATTTATCGCCTGCCTCTGCACCTTTTACACCTCTATCTGCAAATGCAGCAAGAACAGCAACACCCTCTTCTATATCTTTATTTACAACTTTTAATGCAGCACCTGCTTTTGTAGTCAATGCTTCTGAAAACTGCTGAACACTTGCGTTTGCCAATGTATTTGCTTTTACCAAAACATCTGTAACTCTTGTTAAATTCTCTAGGTTTTGTTGAGCGTCTGCAACTGTTAAACCTAACGCAGATTGTGCGTCTGTGGCAAGATCGGTTGCCAATGACATATCAAACATACCTGCTTGTGCAAATGCAGCAACCTGTGGTAAAGCTGCAATAGATTGTTGTGCGTCTAAACCTGCTGACGCCAAGAAGAAAAATGATTCAGCGGCCTCTGTTGAAGAAATACGAGTAGAAACTGCAACCTCTCTTGCAGCATCAGCCATTGCATGTTGTTGGCTAATTGTGGTGTTCATTATTGCCAACGATTGATTTAAAGCATCTTCAAACTCTACAAATTGTTTTACTGCCTTTGAAATACCAACTGCTAGTGTTGTTGCAAATGCTACACCTGCAAGTTTTGCCACCCCTGCAACTTTTGAAAGACCACCACCAAGACGATCCATTTGTTTATTAGCAAGTTCGGCACCTTTTGTAACAATACGAATAAATATATCTGCTACTGCCATTATCTTTTTGACCTTTGTTTATTCAATTCTGCCTCTTGCATTGCTTGTTGGTAATCTCTGCGTTTTTTCTCATATAGGTAAAAACCTACCCACTGTTGATATTCTAGCAGAGACATTGATTGTCGCATACTACCAACAGTCATGCCTAGATCACGAGCTAATTTAAATTCAAATGTTAAATCAGAATCGTTTTCAAAATTGGTCGGCTAAATCGCCTTGACCCCCTAAACCATTGATGTCGTTTAATGCTACAAAAATCTGATCTATTACAGTAGATTCTTTTTCATAAAGCATATTTATTGCGTCATCATCTAATTTTGGCTCAAGAACTGAAACCTTTAACAATTCTTTTTGGTAATCAAATGCATCTGTATCATCTGCATTGATAAGCCGACCTAATTTTATTTGTGTTGCCTTAGATATACCCTGTACCAATATTGTTCTATCCCATTGAGGTATAAATACCTCTTCTGTTGGAACATTTGGTATTGAGGCCAAATCTTCAAGCGTAAGTCGTTTTTTATTATCAGCCATTGTAAACCTAGTGTGTGCCTCTAGTTACTGCACCAGTTACTTGCAGATCGCCAGAAAATGCAACAACATCTCCTACGGGTGAAGAAATAGCATAATTTGTCAATATGCACTCGCCTGTGTACTTGATCTTTCCAGACCCAGTACCTTCTGGTGAATATTCATAAGACAATGTAGCAGCTTGACCTACTACTGCACCAAATATTGCGTCTGCAGTTGCGTCCCAAACTCCACCAAGTGAAATTGTCGCATCTTTCAAACCTGCAATATAGGTTTTATTGCTTGCACCTAGAGTTGTTGTTTCAGCCACATCAGCTGTTTCTGGGAAATCTACATTATTCACAAATGCCGATATATCGGTTAATGATCCACTAGCATTATCTATTTTAAATACGCTATCAGACCCATGCACGAATGCCATATTTTTCTCCTATCCTACTCTTCCAAAGCCAACAATCACATTAAAACTTGGATTTGTACCAGTTATTGTGTAGTTGACCCTAAGGTATCTATTTATTGTTGTTCCACTCGCAATCTCACTAACTTGTGAGCCTACGGCAGTGAAATTTGTAAAAGTTACTAAATCAACAAAGGTTGAATCATTTGTACTATGTTGAATTTTTATTGTTGCAGTTGGTGTTGATGTACCAGAAACCCCTGTAACAATTGCAATTGCACCACCACCATTGGTTGTGCCTGCACCATTATCGGTTGATGTAGAGTTTCCTGTTGCAGTAATGGTTGCATTATCTAATACAAGACCATTAAATAAACCTGCGTCTGCCTGTAAATCTAAAGATGTTGCAACTACATCACCAACTGGTGAAGATTGTCCATAATTTGTTACTACACCTGTACCAAAGAAAATACTTTTTCCGTCTGTGATACCATCTGCACCAATACAAATATCTGTATCTGTTGATGATCCAAGAAATGGTTGAAGAATAGCATCAGCAGTTGCGTCAAACATACCTGTCATGCTTACAGTACCGTCTTTATCGCCTGCAATAAAAGATTTGTTAGAACTACCAAAGGCAGTTGTTTCACTTACATCTGCTGTTCTTGTGAAATCAACATTATTGAAATATTGTCCAAAATCATTATTGTTTAAAAATAATTTAGAATCTTTACCATGTACAAATGCCATTATCGCATACTCCTTGTACCTCTTCTTCTACGCCTTCTTCTGTTTCTGTTTGATGATCGACCACCACCGTAGCCACCTCTACCATATCCCATTATTCTTCCTCCGTTTCATACCAAGCTTCATTTTCTGGTGTGTTTGGATCATCGGCAATAAAATGTCCTTTGTCATTTCTTGCCCTCTTCATTGTTTTATTTAGGTCTGCTTTTTCTATTACACCCATTTTTTTTAATTCTGAAAAATCTTTGGCTTTTAAATCTTCTTTCTTTAGAATATCGCCAACCTCGTATCTTTTTTCTTTGGTTTCAAAACCTATTAAAACTTCAAACATTATGCTATTACCTCTACTGTAAATTCCACACCTAAATAATCAATGTTATTTATAGTATACACGCCAACCTCTTTTGCTTCAATCACTCTACAAGAATTAGCCGCACCACCAAGTGTAACATCTGATTCTATTTGTGCCTTTACAGAAGATGATCCTGTACTTGCACAAAAAGAATCTAAGGTTTCTTGTGAATCTTGTGCGTCAACCCTTGAAACATAAATATAGATTGGTATTTCATATTTATCTGCACCTCTTTGTATTGTTATATCATATTCAATCAATTCAACAACACCTACAACGGCAGTTGGTGGCTCAACAAAATCTGGTACAAATTTAAAAACAGTTAATGATGAAATGTTTTCAAGATTTGTTCCAAGACCATTTCTTATTGATGTTAAACTAGCCACTTATCCTACCTTTTTTATATTCTATTTCTATTTCTTTTGACAACTTTGATAATAGTGCCGTTCTCTCTGTTCTTGTTTTTTTCTCTGCAATTAAAAAGAACGGTACAAGAGGTGTACCTTTTTTACCAATCGATCTTTGTACTGCATATGGATTCAAACCTTTTGCCTCTGCCCATGGTATTAATTTTTTAATAGGCGGATAATGAGGTTTTGATCTTGTATACGGTTTTGTTAATTTTAACCTACCAGATATTTTTGGGTCGCCATGAACATATGAGGCATAACTTCTTGAAGAATATATCTTTACTGAATTAGGCATTCTACCTTTTGCCTTTATTCTTTGTACATGAATTGAGTTTGCCAAACTACCTGTAAATTTTGGTGTTTCTTTTATTGCTTGTTTTCTTAAAATTTGTCCAGATACCCTCATGTAATTTCTTATTGGTTTTGCAGACATATTTGCCAAATCAAGTCTTTTTCTTAATTTATCAACCCCTTTAATTTCTGCGTTGAATGTTTGTGCCATTAGAGAATCTGGCCGACTAAATCCATTTTTCTAAAATCTTTAATTAAATTCATGGCATCGGGATCAAATTTATTAAATAATTCAACTGTACCTGTTTCTGCATTACCAAATACATTAAATGGTGTATCTTTCCTCTTAAATAATCTTAATGCCTGTATTCTTGTTGCCTGTTCTATGGCTTCTGGTACAATTGCAAAACCAAATTTTGCCGTGATCTGAACATTGTTTATTATATCTGGGTCAAATCTTTCACTTGACCTTGTATTCAAAATCTTTATTTGTGTAAATGGGAAATGTTCACCAGCACCTGTGCCTAATAATTTAGGGTTGGTTGGTGTAACAACAAAGTCTGTATTAATTGTCAATGTTGTATCATAAGACCCATTGTCTGTTGTATCTAATTTTACAATTAAACCTGTTGTTGTAGATATATCTGGTGTATCTAAAAATAAATTAGAAACTGGTGTAAATGTTTTGACTTGTGTTGTTGAATCTTGCCAAAATCTTCTTTTACAAATACGATCTATTTGCCTAGACGCACCTAGAATTGCATTTGAAATATTTGTATCTTGTCCACTACCAGTCAAGCCTATATATGCTTTCAAATCGGCAGCGGATATATAACCTGCGGTAGCCATTTTAAACCTTTATTATTTACTTTTGTTTTCTTTTGGTGCTTTTGCCTTTGAAGAAATACCCCACTCTTTTGCTTGTGCGTCAGTAACTTCTTGACCTGTTGCACCAAGTAATTTACCTTTACGCCAACCTTTTGGAAGACCGTCTGTGGTTTCTTTTATTTCGCCTTCTTCATTTTGCCAAACCATTTTTTTAAGTTTCATGTTTTCCTTTCTGGTATCTGGGTCACCATAACTTTGATGACCCAAAACCATTTTAATTTCAGCCTTATAGACCTGTAATTGAGCAGAATGCACTTGCACGATAGATCGGTAGACCTAATCTTACAGTTGCTTTCATAACAATAATATCTTTAGTAAAGTTGGCATCGTGTGAATCACTCATAGCAATTTCCATACCTTGTCTTGCAACTACATGAATTGCTTGACCTCCACCAAATACACCAACTAATGCTGTACCTGCTGGTCTTGTGGTATCTAATACTACAGGTAGACCCCATAATGTTTGTCCAACTGCACCACCGAATTGACCTGCCCCTATGAATAGAGGTTGTGTCTGTGTGAATCCTGCACCAGATGTTCCAGATGTATCTGCTACTTCTGTTACAACTTGGTACCAATCACTTGGGTGCATAATAATTGCGTCTGGGTTTAAGAAACTATCTTTTTGTATTTCTGTGATAGCTTCATAAATTTGCCCTATTCTTTTTAAGCCACCAGAGTAGCTACCAAAGGCAAATGTATTTATACCAGAGGCATTTAAAATACCGGTTAAGTTTGGTGCAGAACCTGATCCAGCCATAATCTGGTCTGTTACTGCCAAGTTAACCATTGTTCGTAATCTTGAATCTAAATAACCTTGTACGGCACTTACATCTGCAAGTAATTCTTCTGTTACTGGTAAGAAAGCACCAACTTTTCTGATGTTTTCTGTTTTCTCGGTGAATGCTAATGCATTTTCGCCAAGTGTACCACCTTCGGCTGCTGCCGCAGAGTTATTTGTAAATGTAGTTTCCTCAAGGTATTTATATTGATAGTTATCTGTTGTGATTGTATCAATTAAATCCAATACAGTTTGCGGATCTCTAGTTGCAGTAGGTACAACCAAGTCTGATCGTGTTACTGCAGGTGGATATCCTGTTTCTGTAAGAGTTGTTTTAAACTCATATGCAGGGTTGAACTTAAGCTCTGATGAGATATTTTTTTGTCCATCTTTCATAAAAGATTGGTATGCTTTTGATTCTAATAATTCTTGTCCAAGAGTTGTTGGTGCCTCTTTAACCTCAGCATGAATTGCACTAGGCTCTACTGCTTTACCTTTTTCTACTTCAGATTCCATGTCTGCTTTTTCAGCCTCATATTTTTTGGCTTCTTTGATCTTTGAGACCAATTCAGTCATTTTCTCATTACGAGTGTTCCACTCTTCTAATTTCTGTGAATCCATTTGTGATGAATCTACTTCAGAAAATTCTTTTAGTGTACCCTCTCTTAACTCAAGTAATTCCTGCTCCATTGCTTTAATGTTTGCCATTATTACCTTTCTTAGATATCAACCGTTTGTAAATTGGTTAATATTTCAATCGTTTTTTTAATTGTATCAGTTACCTCATCTTCATCTGGTATATCAATTTGCTCTGGTGCTGCTACATTGAGTAAAGTATCAAGATCATCATAAATGTCTTGTATTTCACTTTGCAATTCTGATATAGAATCGTAAGCGGCCTCTGATAGTCTTTTATCTTTTTGCAAGCGTAAGGCAGTAAGCTCCTTAGCCCTTTGCGTTACCGAGATCAAGGCAGTAAGTGCCTCTTCTATTTCTTCAGTAAATTTTTTACCAGTTTCTTCTTTGGTTTCTTCTTCTTCTTTTTTCTCTTTGATTGCCATTGTGTAGGTTTCTTGATTGGCACCTACAAGTACTGGTGAAACTTCCCAAACTTTTAATTCTTTAAGGTATCTAACATCAACCTCTGATCCGTCTTTTGCAAATTTTCCTGGCTCTGAATCTACAACCTCATAACCAAACGACCATTGTTGTAGATCGCCCATTGCTTTGACTGTGTTATATGCCTCTCTACCTCTTTCAGTGTCCATGATAAATTCACCTTTAAACACTGCCTTATCGTTATCTTGTGTAATTTCACCTCTACCGATAACATCTTTCCAATCATGACCCCAAACCATGGCAACACCTTTTTCGCCATAACCCGATTTAATTGAATTAGGTAAAACCACATCACCGTCTGTATCGATTGTATTAAATACAGAAAAAACGGCTTCTACCTTACCCTCTACTTCTTGACTGAATACTGCGTCTATGTTTTTAAATTCTTTACTCATAATACCTCGTGATAAATAACACTGCACCTACAATTGATTGTTTCGCCTGCTGGCGCACCACCAGAATTATCTGACGGATATAACATATTATAGCCACCTACATTAAAAAATCCATTTTTATTGATTCTTTGTCCGTCTGCCAATCTATGTGTATCTCTTGTAAGTCCATCTCTTTGAGCAACCCACTCTTTTTCTAATGTTAGACCAGATTGTGTAACTGCAAGATCTTGTCCAAACTGTGATAATGCCAACCCCTCTGTTCTAGCAATTGTTGAGGCACGACCTAATCTTTTTTTACCAAGTGCGTCTGATATACCATTTGCAACATAATCTTCTAAATCTTGACCTCTAAGACCAAGTTTGGTTGCCTCTGTAACCGATCTTCTCAAATCACGATTTAATCTTTCTTTGGTTGTTCTTGCCAAATCTGGTAAAACACTATCTAATCTGTTATTTACAAAATCAATTGCTGTTCTGTTTCTTCTAAATTCTGATATTGGTACTCTTACACCTCTTCTGCCTCTTAATGGGTAAAAGCCTTCTGTAATAACCTCTTGTCTTGGTTTTCTTCTTCTTTGCCTTCTGATCTCTTCTTGTTCTTGTTCTGTAAACTTAAATTCTTCTGGCAATAATATTTCTATTTGGTTAAAACCAAAGTCCGTTGTCATTGATATATACAAATCGTATAGATCAGCAGACCATTTTACAGTCTGGTTATCTATAAGATTATTTAATATTGTTAAGTTACCAACAGTCAATAAAGAATTATTTTTTATAAATTCATTGATGACCTTATTTTGTTCTGTGAATAATTTGTAATATTCAACACCTAAGGTTAAATCCCAATTACGAAGTAGATTATGATAATTCTTCCACAACATATCTTTTACCTCTGGGTCTTTAAATCTGTTTAATCTTTCTTCTTTCTCTATTTGTTTTAATCTTGATTTTCTAACAATCAATTCTGTTGCAGTATCTGCCTTTTCATCTCTTGTATTCATGGCCTTTACCAATTTGTTTGCCCATGATTTACCTGCTTCACCACCCCATAATGCCCATGCGATACGACCATTACTTGGGTAACCATCTTCACCGGGTCTATAACCCTCTGCCCTTTTATCTATTTCATGTCTTGGAAAATATCTTGCAATCTGTCTTACCTTATCTGGACTTGCAGTTGTGTTTGATAATAAATACCTTGCAGTACCTCTACCAACAGATGTACCACCTCTGTTAAATTCTGAAACCCAATCTAATGCTCTTTTTGCCTCTTCTTTTGCACCTTGAGGTATTGTAAAATCTAAATCATCATATGGACCTTTATAATTTTTTTTACTTGACAATGGGTGGTTTCTAGGCAATAAATCACGATCAAATGGTGTTCTTGGAAACCTACCTGTTCGTAAACCAGTTAAAAACGCATTCACTCTGGCCAATGCCCACTGGTCGGCTGATCTTACATTGCCTCTTACAGAACCTGGGTTTGTTCTATATGCACCAACGCCTCTTCTGAAAACAGCCTCAAGCATTCTTAATGTTGCTCTATATCTTGGATCTTTCTCATTATGTGCTTCAACCTTATCTCGTAATATTCTTTCTATTCTTGCACTAACTTGTTTTTCTTCTCTGAAATCATTTATAGGTCGTAATCTTGATACAGGCATTGTAACTGTTCTGTCTGTTTGATCGTGTGATCCGTCCTCATTGATAGACCAAACACGCATATTTGCAGTTTCTTCTTCTCTATTTATTGATGTAATAACACCATGAACAACACTTGGTGGGTCTGGGTCTTTCGGTATGGACCAACTTACAGTATCACCAACCGATATTTCACTAAGTGTCGCCATTTTCTTCTGCTAATCTTCTTTCATATTCTTCATGTGTTGCACAAGGCATATATACCAATCTTCCCTCATCATCATGTGTATGTGTACCAGAGCAACCTAATTCTTCAGCCCTATCTCTGGCCTCTTCCATTGTAGTAAATGTATCTTTACTAACTTCTGCTTTTGCTTCTTCAAATTCAGTATCCCAATCATCTACATTATCTTCTTCATATTGTGATTCACCAAACATGTGAATCTGTTGTAATCTTGCCTCTGCAAGTTTTTGTGTTGGGTAACAACCAAATCTTCTTGTACCTTCTTCGTTATAAACACAAAATTCACCGTTCTCTTGTTTTATTATCTTGGTTTCATCAACAGTAAATGCAGATTCTTCAAACTGTTCTTCTACCTCTTCTTGGTTTTGTAATTGTTCTTCTTGCTGTTCTTGTGCCTCTATTGTTTTTGCATCTGTTGGTACGACATTTACTGGTACATAATATATATCTTGTTCATCTGTTGTTGGTAAACCAACTTGTGATCTTGCTTCTGCAACAGATATCCAACCACCTTTTACACCAATATTCAATCTTTTATATAAATCTTCTTCATCTGATTGCAGAGACCTTACATTTGAAAAATCATATTGTGCTTTTACAATCGCATTTGATTGATAGTCCTTTTGTAATAACTGATATGTCAATTCTGTTGCAACCATACGCCATAATGGTATTAATTTATTTTCTGTAAAATATTCTCTTAACATTCTTGCATTTGCATATGTTGCTCTTTCAAGACCAGCACCAAGACCCGCTAATATTGCAGGAACACCAAGAACTGCTGATACTCTTTCTTCTGGTATTCTTCTTAATGTTCCAATATCTAATTCACTTGGACTAAAAGCCATTTTCTCAACTGTCATTGATCCAGATAATACAAGTGGTTGTCCTCTTTTTGCACCACCTACCTTTTGTTGATATGTTCTACTTATCTGGTCTGATTCATCAGCAGATATTGTAAAATCATCTTTTGGTGA